CCAAGCTTTAACTTTCCCATTGATTTATACTGATAAATATAAGATGGGGTAACACTGACTGAGTTACTCGAAACACTTTTTAAAATTTGAAGAGGGTATCTATATAAGAAAATGGTGTCAGTATCATCCCCATCTCTCAACTCTTCCGAGATGTGAGGGTCAGTTCCTGTATCAATTATTCTGTAAAGACTTGTAGCATCAGGGTTCGTAGCCCAATCACTCTCAAGCGTTAATTTAGTTAAAGTATTATCAGTTATTTTTAATGCTTGTCCTTTACCAGTACCTGAATAAATCCAACAATACATGTTAATATAGTCATCAGGTGTCCAAGTCTTAGTAGCATCATCAAGCTCGTCATCACCAGCACCAGCATCTGCAGTACCGTAATCATCAGGACTCCAATAAGTAGTATTAGTTAATCTATCCACCACTCCTTGCGCCTCAAGAATAGTGTCCTTAACGTTATCACAACTAATCTCAGTACTACTTATTCCTGCAACCCTGTAAACATCATTTGTTGAACAATACATTTTAATTTACTCGTCTGAAAAAACTGCTATAAATCTTAAATTCGTAACTGAGCCACCCTGTGCTACAGCAACATCTAATTTCTCGTCTGCAAAATAAAACCTTTCTGCAACGTTAGCGAAAGCTGAACCGTCAGTGCTTTTATTAGCAAGACTTCTAGGATACCAAATCTTATCAACTGAACCAGCATTTGCTTGAACCAATATACTACCATTATAAGTAGATGTAAAAGTTAAATCAGCCGTGTCAGTTGAGTCATCGTAATCCATGAATATTTTCTCTAAGTAACCAGTAACGCTTTTAGTTCCACTAATTGATAGAACACCACTAGCATTAGTCGTCCCTGTTAATTCAATAATTTTCATATTTGTTCACCATACTTTCTTCGTTCTCTTTTTTCTACCGGGACTTTTCTTTTTATCATTATTACTAAAATTTCTTTTACCATCATCCTCAAGGTCTTCTTTGAACTCCTCAACCTTTTCTTGTATAACAGTTTTTTCTCTAATGATTTTAAGATAAGCACATCCTTTCTCGTCGTATAACACGACTCCTTTTTTGTCTTCCATAATAGTTACCTCGTTAATATAAATAATAAAAAAAAATAAAAATGTTTTTTTTTAGTCGTCTAGTTTTTTTGTTCCCCAAACCATTATTCTCATAACATCTACGCTTCCAGTTGTTAAAATGATTTTGTTTTTGACTGTAGTGTCTACTTCTACTGCTTCGGGTGTGTGAACATCTGATGCTACTGCGAAAGCCCAAGCTCCAAGAATTTCTTCGAACTCGTCAAGTACTATCCAATCAGTGTCTTCAGTACAAGTCACTCCTACTACTTCCCAAACTAAACGAATAGCTGAACCTGCTGCAGTTGCTCCTGAATCTGCAAAAGTTCCAATAGTTGTGTAATCTAATTCTGCTGCTGTCATTTTTAATTAGCTATTGCTGGAGTACCCCAAACTAGGATTCTCATCACATCAGTTCCCCCTGCTGTTAATATAAGTTTGTTAGTTACTGCTGTATCTACTTCTATTGCTTCGGGTGTGTGAACATCACTTGATACTGCGAAAGCTGCTGCTCCAAGAATTTCTTCAAACTCTGAAAGAACAATCCAATCACCATTCTCAGTGCAGGTTACTCCTACTACTTCCCAAACAAGCCCTACTTTTCCTCCTTTAGCTGCCGCTGAACCAATAGGTGCTCCAACGTAACTATGTGTTAATAATGCTGGTGTCATTTTCTTTTTACCTCGTTAAATTTTTATCGTTGACATACAACCAATCCGTTCACGTCGGTTGTGTCACTTCTCGTCATTGTTATAACATTTGTTGCGTAAGTCATTGTTTCTAAAGTATCATCAGAATCAACAAGATTAGCCACAAGAACTTTACTACAATTAGTTATTGTAATAGTGTCATTCTGTGCTGCTCTACCTGTAGCTTCAATATAACCTACAAAGTATCCTTCGTTACTTTTTCCACCCAGAGGACTCACTTCAATAACTGTTGTGTTTACATTAGTCATTTTCTTTTTACCTCATCATTTTTGACAAACAACTAAGCCACTCACAGCTGTTGCTGCACTTGTAGTCATAGTTATTATGTTAGTGTCATACGTCATTGTTTCTAAAACATCAGCTGAATCAACAAGATTCGCCACTAATACTTTAGAGCAATTAGTAATCGTAATAGTGTCATTTTGTTTTCCTCGAGCAGTGCTTTCAAGATAACCATAAAAGTATCCTTCATTACTTTTACCACCACGAGGCATTAATTCAATAACTGCTGCGTTCACGTTTACTACTACCATTTTATTTTTTACCTCACAAATATAAAAAAAAATAAAAAAAACTTATTACTTATGCACTGATTTCTGTAATTGAAGAACAGAATCCTGTGTTTTTAATAATAAGAGTTTCGTATATTTTTAATGCGAATTTTTCACTGTCATTAGTTTTAGCTAATTCAAAGTAACTTAAATCCTGTAGTACTCTCATTTCAACAACTGTCATGTCTAAGAAGTATATTGCTTTGCTTCCTGAAACATTACTCATGAACATACTTGGGATAACTGGAACGTCTCCTACCATTGTATGTAATACTATTGCTGAAAATCCCCAAAACACTTGAGCTGTTGGTTGCATGTAACCAATTTTTGCTGTTAGTAATTTTAGTAAGTCACCGTACACTCCACTTGAGCATATTGCCAAGTTTGGTCTTCCACCATCATCAAAAGCGTATTGTATTGCTGTAGTGATGTCATCTAAGTCAAGAGCTGTAGTGTTTTTATCAACAGTGTTAGTTGAATCCATCAAAACAATTATACCATCATAATCAGTTGTGGTTGCCGTAGCGTTACCATTGATTATAGTGTTTTCTTGATACTCCCTGATTTCTCTTGTCTTAACAAGAACTTCCATTTGCTTAGCGTTAGGTGCTCCTTGGTCACTGAATGGTCCTGATGCTCCTGCTCCTGGCATCATTCCTGCAAGAACATATGCTGGTTGTGCTGCAACACTTGGTCCTGTAACTCTACCAACTGCGTAAAAGAACTTTATTGCTGTGCTTGACCTATCATAAGTAGTGTTAGTTTCACTTAATGATGCGTCTTCTTCTGCACTGAAAGCTCCACCTTTAGCTGTTATACTATTGTAGTCAGCGTACATTCCTTGATTAGTTACTCTTGGAATAAGCTCAACAATAGGTGTGAATTTTCTAGTTGTATCAATAACTCTTGGGTCAACATAAATAGGAATCATAGCATAACCTGCTGTTCCTGTACCACCAGATGTTACTCCATGCGCTTTCAATCCAATACCAAATGCTTTACTTACTTCCTCTCGTCTATCAACTGGTGCAATACCTTTTAATCCACAAGCATCCTGATAAACAGTCTTGTGTGGTATGTTACCAAAACTTGAAGCGTAAGCACTATTAGCGTTAAAACTTCCTCCAATAGATTTTGTTTCTGCCATATTTTTTACCTCGTTGTTAATTTTTTTTTTTGTTTACTATTTGATAGCTTGAAGTGGTGAATGAAATTCTACTTCACTTTTTACTTCAGCAATATCAGTGCTAGCAATAGCTTTCATCTGTGGCTTGTTAATAATCTTGTTTAAAGATTTTACTTCAGCTTTCAGTTCTGCTATTTCTTTGTTCATACTTTTTATTGTGTCTAAAGGTCGTGGTTCTGAAGAATCTTCTTTATCGTCTTCTTTTTTCTTTTTCTTTTCTTCAGGTGTTTCCTCAACCTTTGGTTCAACAACTTTTTTCTCTGCTTTTTCTTCGATTACTTCCTCAGTTTCAGGTTCAACTACTGCTTCAACTTTGGGTTCTTCTTTAACTTCCTCCACCACAGGTGCCGGAGTTTCAACTATTTCATCTACCATTTTATCGTTTTTTACCTCAACATTGTATTTCAAACTTTTATAAAAACTTTCACTCATTCTTGCTCCCCTGCAAACAGGGTTGCCAGTGATTGCGACATTCAATAATTCGAGACCTTTAAGTAGTGTTACTTGAGTACCATTGATTACTTCTCTAGCAGTGTTTGTTACCTTGTAAGCTATGCTGAAAGCGTCTAGAAAACCATCTTTTATGCTTTTCCATATCTCGCCGAACTTTGAGTGATGCCTGTTAAGAGTGCATTTAACCCATACACCCTTGTCATCCATTCCAGCGTCAACTATTCTACCAACAGGAATATCGTTGTCTCCTGCAAAAGTAGAATGTTCAATGTCAAGTTTAACATTTCCTGCTTTGATTTGAGAAACCATGCCATTCATTGCTTCTCTAGTAACAACTTCGTTTGCTCTATCAACTTCGTCTGTAGAAATATAACCTTTAACATAATATTCTTTATCTGATTTACTACCAATTTCTTCATAATTCATGGAATTAGTAATAAAACTAAACGTTTTAGTTTCCATACTATGTCTTTTATTTTTAATCTTTTTAAAACTATTTATTAGAAATCTATTAATAAAAAAAAAAAATAATTTAATCTTTTTTGTTTTCTTCATCAGCTTCTTTAAATGTTTTCATTATTGAAGTTGTTGCTGGGTCTTTTTTTCTATTCAACCAGTTTTTTTCATCGACTTTATCTAATTCTTTATAAAGTTCTATTATTTCATCATTCATGTATTGCCTCCATTTCTATTCTTTTTAAAACTATTTATCTTGATAATTGTTCATATTGTTCATTTGGTTCTTGTCTGTCATGTAATGGTATTGGGTAATCACTTAAGTGTCTTCTAAATCTACTGTCACTTGAATATATGAAGCTCCCTCCCATCATGTACCCGCAACCATCGATTGGTTCAGCGTATACGTATTCTTTTCCACAAACATTTTTCTTTTTAATCATTACTAGTGGGCTTGTTAATGTGTCGTGTGGTGTGGTTTCAAACACTTGACATTCTTTTATGTCGGTTACTATTGTTACTTGGTCGTGATATTTTGATATTCCGTGGTTGCTGCAGTTGCCTATTTGTTTGTTTTCTAAAATACTTGCCATGAATCCTTTACATATAATTTCTTGTGTCATTTTCTTTTCCTCCATTTACCTATTTGCCCAATAACCATGTGTGCTTACTTTATCTGAATACCTTTTCCAATAAGTATTTAATCTTTTAATGTAATCTTGTTTGAATCCGTCTAAAAGTTTTTTAATAATCTTTTTTTCTTCATCTGTTATTTCTCTTATATCTTTATATCTTTTGTTCTCAATTTCAAAATGTTTAATTTC